GGAGAACAGGAGTCACAGGAGAGTCGAAGCCAACAGAAAGAGCCGGTGGAGGGATGTAAACCGCATGTTTACATGCCGCCAGTAATACGCTGGTATATGGAGCGCAATACTACAGAACACATCGACACGCTCCGAGAGCGCATCGAGAACTCCGAGAAACTGGCTCCCGCCGACCGGGAGGCGCTCATCGAGTTCTCCGATGAACTCCGGTTCCGAGCGTCCGACTACAGCAATCACCGGCATCTCAAGCTCCTCCGTCACTGCACCATCCTCGCCGGAGACTCCGAGCGATACGACCCCGATGAACTCCCCGATCACCGACTCGTTGACGCTCTTGATGATGAGGAGGTTGCGAAAGATTTCGTTCGCTGGATACACCGAACGTTCGACTCCGAGGAGACAAACCGAGACTACAGGGTTGCCATCCGACGTTTGGCCGCTCACCTTTCGTCCGGTGATCCGGACGATACCAGGAATCTCCCGGACAGCATCTCCCAAATCTCGGCAACGACCTCCAATAACTACGAGCCGATGCCCGACCCCAACGACATGTACCGATGGGAGGAGCACATTATCCCGATGATTGATGCATGCAACCTCCTCCGAGACAAGGCACTCATCACTATGGCATGGGATTCCGGGGCTCGGAGCGGTGAAATCCGAGAGTTGACTGTCGGGGACGTTGGTGACCATGCTCACGGGATGAGCGTCACATTCGACGGGAAAACCGGACAACGCTCCGTTGTCCTCATCCCGTCCGTCCCTCATGTCCGACAATGGCTCTCGAACCATCCTCGCCGGGATGACCCCGATGCTCCGCTTTGGTGCAACACCAACAACGGGGAGGATATCAGTTATCAAATGAAACTGAAAATCCTCCGCTCCGCGGCCCGGAAAGCCGACATTAACCCCCCGAGTAAGGCGACATTTACGCGCATGCGCAAATCCAGCGCGTCGTACCTTGCCGCTCAAAACGTCTCGCAAGTCCATCTCGAAAATCATCACGGATGGAAACGTGGGAGCGACATTGCGGCGAGGTATATTGCTGTGTTTTCCGAGGAAACCGACCGGGAAATTGCCCGGGCGCACGGGGCCGACGTATCCGTTGAGGAAACCGACCCAACGGCTCCGCTCGAATGTCCCAGATGCGGCCTTGACACCCCCCGCAACGAGCCGGTATGCGTCCATTGCGGACAGGCTCTTGACCCCGAGGCGGCGGAGCAAGTCCGAGAGCAAGATGATCGGCTCTTTGACTCTGCGCTCCAAGCAGAGGGGGAAACGGCCAACGATATCGAATGGCTCCGGGACCGGGTTCAAGCCAACCCCGAACTCCGGGCCTTTCTCTTGGGTGAGCAGTAGCATATCGTCTCCCCCGTTACTCCGCCGAATTGAGTCGTTCTAAGGCTCTTTCAGCATCCTCCGCAACAGGGAGGTCAGATTCTGCGAGCCGTTTGAGCCGGTCCTTGTTTTCTTGTAGTTCCTCCTCCGGGTCTGTTCGTTGATCGGCTCCGCCGACCGCCGACCCGTTCGAGTTCGATGCCTCGCTCATGGTCATGCCTCCATTTCCGCCGAGCCATCATCCTCGGATGGCGGTTCGAATCCATCGAGGTCAACATGCTCATCGATTAGCTCCCGAAGGATTTGGCCCACAGTAACACGGTTGCCGGGTTCCGACCGCTCGATGGCCTCCTGCTCCAACTTTTTCTTTTTCCGCTCGCTAACTTTCGTCCCGACCGTTACCTTTTCATTCCGCTTATTTCCGTTATCCATAGGCTACTTCCACGAGTCAACTGTGAAGGGTGCGATTAGTAAATAGTTAACGGTAATACGGTTAACGCACATTGATACCCAATTTTCAAATTTGCTTGCTTGACTCCGGTTGATTACCAAAAATACCCATTTCAAAAAACCGCGTGTACGGTGAAAGTGAAACTAAATGACGGCATTCCGATAATACGGGATAGACCCACACTCTTATAACCGTTAACCCGTTAACTGTTACTACGGTGAACTCAGACGAAATGAGCACAACAGAGCCCATCGGAGCCAAGGTTCCGACCGACCTCAAGCGGAAAATTCGTCTTAAAGCGGCCGTCTCCGGAAAAAACATGAGTGAGCTTATTCGGGAGGTCCTCGAATCCGAATTCGACAACGATCCTCAAGTGCAAAAAATGCTTGAGTCGCTCGATGAGGAGGAACTGAGTGAGCTCCTTGGAGAAAACGACAACTAAATTGATAGCGTGATTTGGCCCCCACCGGAGGTCATCCGGAGCCTCCCCTGTTAGTTATTCCTATCTCTATTGTACGCGCGTGTAGCAGAAACGTCTCCATCTACAGATTTCATAAATAGGGAGTTCTATGACTTGCACCGGCTCGGTGAAATAAAGCCGACTAACCGCAACACAGAGGGTTATCGGAGAGGTTTCCTTACTGTCGCAAGTGGTCCGACTTGCGACAATCTATCATGGTTCTTAATTCCACTAGCGGCGGTGACTTGCAACCTAATCCGCAGAATCTTTAGATAGCGACGTTTCTTGCTCATGCGCGTGTAATAGAGGCGGCGGTCCGACAACGCCAGCGAATTTAAATACGGCGCATCCGAAAATCCGATGCGGAGCCGGGTTCGTTCGACCATGCCAATCCCTCGAACGATTCACGCCCGGCTCCGCATCCCTTTCGATACTTGCGTTGATCGGCTTACCAGCCACATCCGCCGTTAACTGTTAATTCTGCTAACCATTTTGCGTTTCAACGTTGTACTCCGTACAAGAGCAACCCCACACGGCCGGGGGATCGGAGTACAACCTCATGACACAACCCGAGGAGAAGCTTATTGGCAAGCCAACCGAGGAGGTTCCCCAACGGGAGCCGGATGAATATTGCAACGCTCGGAAATCCTCCAACGGAATATTTGAGGGGTATTGCCAGCAACAAGCGGGCCATCGAACGGAGCATCAAGGTCGGGGCAGATGTTGGCTCCATGGCGGCAATTCTCCTCGGGGGGAGGATTCCCCGCAGTTCAAACATGGATTGTTCTCCGATTATCTCTCGGAGGATGACCGAGAGGAAATGGAGGCAATCGAGGCTCGGGGCAACATCGAGAACCTTCAAGAGATGATAAACTATGAGTTCATGCGGCTCCGGCGAGCGGTTCGGAACATTGAGGAGGATGCGGATGACCGCTCGTTTTGGGATGCGTACAACGAGATTATCGAGGAGGCGAGCGCAACCGGCTTAGGTCAAGAGGAAATCGCATCGTTGGCCGACCTCCTCGATGCCAATTATTCGGCGTTCAACCATCGGGTTGAGGAACTCCGTAAGTTGGTAAAGACGTTCGAGGAGTTGACCGAGGGGAGAACGGTCAACATCGATGGCGACATGTCACATACGCACGCGGGCGAGGAGGGAGGCGCTCCCATCTCGGTCGAATGGAAATCAAGTGAGGCGGAGAATGAGGAGGGAAACGATGGTTGATATGGCCGGGTACGGTGACCCATCCCCCGGAGAGTTCGATGCGGGAAGGGTAATTGAGCGTTGGGAGGAAATCAAGGCGCGGGGTCATCCGCTGGGGCCGGAACGCCATGGAGGTCGGAACGATGGCGAAAGTTAGCGAGGTCGTTGAGGATTTCCGGCGGTTGGCGGAAAAGAACCGAGAGGAGCGCAATCGAACGGCGGCGAACGTATACGAGGATTGCGCTAATCACGTTGAGAGAGTTCTCGGGGAGGAGGATTCCGATGAGTAAGTCCAAACTCACAAATGAGGGCAATCATGAGTTCTGATACCAACGAAACCGACTCCGTTGAGAAACCGACCGCTCAACCGCATACCGATGCCGACTCCGACTCCCCCGAGCCGCCGGAGGATGTTGAACTCAAAGACCGCTCCGGGTATTGGGATGATTTCCTTGCGTTCCTTATCATGGCATCCCCGATCATCCTCTTGCTCCTCGGGGCCGTCTCCGCAACGTTCCTCATTCTCACGGGGCAACTCTCCTTTGATGCCGTAATCGGGGGAACGCTCGATGCGGGGGAGACGTTCTCGCCGCTCTTAACGTTCCTCCAATACGGGGCCATCATCGTTTGGGTCTTGGCAACCCTGAAATGGTTCGGAGCGGCTCCGGTCATGAAGATTGGGCAATTCGTTTACGAGGCAATGGTTGATTTCGGTGGGGGAGACGGTAACGAATGAACCTCCTTACCCGCTCAAACCTCATCGGGGCCATTGCCGGGGCAATCCTCGCCGGCTTGCATTTCCGGGCCAAGTCATACCGCCGATACTTTTGGTTCGACAACGTTGCCCATTTCATCGGCGGGGTTGCTGTTGGCGGTTTCGCATCCCGGCCTGATTCAACGGTCCCGTTTGATCTCTCCGTTGCGCTCGGGGCATCGGCCCTTTGGGAGTTGGCGGAGTATGAGTTCGGGGTGTTCCCGTTCGGGGGTAAGACCTCCGAGGATTATGCGGCGGAGGATACCGTTCTCGATACCATCATGGTACTCCTCGGAGCGTTTATCGTTGCCCGTTTGGAATGGAGGGCCGATGAATGAGGGCCGCCAAATGGCTCCGGCTCGGGTTGCTCCCGTATGCTGTTGTCGGCATTGCCATGTTCCTCTCCGCAACGGGGGTGACGCCATGAGTGAGGAGGAGCGCATCGGCTCGATGACCGCCGACCATCTCCGGGAGGTAACCGAGCGGTTTGATGAGGAGGGTTCCGATGAGTCAACAACAACCTGAGCCGACCGAATGCCCTTGTTGTGGAAATAGGATTCTTCCGATCAAAGAAACGGCCAACGTAATCCATTGCCCGAGATGCGGCGGACTCGATAAGCGAACGGCGGCGTTTGCTCAAAGGTTGCGCTCGTATTTCGATGATGCTGTTGAGGAGGTCATTGACCGATGAGCGCAACAGCATCGGCGGGCCAACCGGAGGGGATGGAATGGAACCCGGAGACAGGGCAACTCTCGTTCGAGTTTTGGGAGGCTCAACGAAAGGCGCTTAATGCGTTCATGAGCGGGGAGTACGACATCACGGCTTTCCTCGGGGGTTTCGGCTCGGGAAAGACCACAACGGGAGCGAGGCTTCTCATTACGCTCGCTCAAGCCTCCCCCGGCTCGAAACATGCGGCGATGGCTATCGATTTTCAAAAGGGGAATGAAACGACGTTCGAGGAACTTTTCAAGAACCTCCCCGGCCAGCGAACTCATATTCTAACGAGCAACTTCAACGGCCCGGAACAATCTCCCATCGTTGCTGATTACAATCGGAACGACCATCGCTTGACATTTACCAACGACTCGATTATACGGCTCGCCTCCGCCGACCACCCGCAATCGGTCATTGGTGATGAGTTTCAATCGGTATGGCTTGATGAACCCAGCAAATACCACCCCTCGGAAAAACTGTTTGAGATTGCGCTCGATGTTGTTCCGAGTCGCCTCCGCTCGTTCGAGCCGCAATATGGGCAATTTTGGAGCCTTACCGGGAACGGGTACAATGCGGCTTACCGGATTTTGCGGGAGAGGGTCAACCAATCCGGCGAGGAACTCGGAACTTCGATACATGTAAAACGGGCATCGATGCTCAATAACCCGTATCTTTCCGATGCGGTCAAGGAGCGCCAGCGGCGGCAATATGCGGAAACCTCGGTTGAGGAACAAGCGTTGCATGGCGGGTTTGCGGCGGCGGAGGGGTTGGTTTACGACCTCAACCGGGAGGAGCATATTCGACCGCTCGATATCCATGAAACGGATAACGAACGCCATATTGCCGTTGACCTTTGGGATGGTCGGACGGTCCCGGTTGACCCCGAGTATCGGATTTACGGGTATGACCATGGATGGCATCCCGACCCCCGAGCGGTCATCGAACTTGGTCGAACGGTCGGCGGAAATCGGCTCGTTGCTCTCGATGAGTTCATGAGAACGAAATCCCCGCTCCCGGAATCAATGCGATGGCTCGGGCCGAAACCGGGAGGGGTCATCGTATGCGAACACATGCCCGAGGATATCGAGGAACTCAACTCCGGGAGCGAGGATGCCCCTCAATATGACCCTCGGGAGTTCGAGGCGATTGAGGCGAACAAGAGCCTCGACGCCGGTATCCCAAAGGTATCGGGTTGGCTCAACCCCTCGGATGAAAACGGCGAGCCGCTCCCGCCGGAGTTGCTGATTGCTGGCCGATGCGAGGAACTCGTCAACGAGTTCTTTTCATATAAACAAGAGGATATCGGAGCGAAATCGGCGGATGACCATCTCCTCGATTGCCTCCGGTATGCAATCATGGCGGTTGAGGATGGGGATGACGTTCCCTCCTCGATGGGGTTCGGCTCAATCAAGTTGTAACAATGAACAACCTAACTTTCATCATCGGGTTCGCCGCATCGCTCGCAACCATCGCCAGCGTTTCAATCGCAACCATCCGTTACCTCGGTCGGGCCGGGGTCATCGAGGGGGCGGCGGAGCGCCTCGGGGTTGACCTCGCAACGCTCGCTCTCCCGCCGGAGCCGGAGAACCCGGCGATGTATACCGAGGAGCGCAACAAACGGGTAACGTTCCTCATCGAGCGATTCCATACCGAGGAAATCGAGGAGGCTCTCCGCTCGATTGCGAACGGCGGCGGGGTCGGGTTCAATGCCGATGATGATTACTCAACAAACGACCTCGTCGAGTTGGCATGCTCTCAAGTTGCTCCCGGAGCGGTCATCGAAACCGCTCTCAAGGGGGAGGGGGAGCATCCTCGAAAGCGGATATTGGGCCAGCATCTCACCGATGAGGAGCTCTCCGACCTCGTTGATGAGCGGGAAATGTGGCCCGACCCAATTAAGAAGGTCACCCAACTCCGGGATGACCGCTCGCATGCATACGCATGGATACTCTCCGAGGATGCAACCGAGGAGGATAGGGCATCGTTAGCAACGGAAATTGAGGAGACGTTCGTTCAAATGAATCAATCGGAGCCGGAGGCGCTCCATTTCATCGTTCGGAATATCGAGGAACTCAAGGAACTCGAATCGGAGACTGTCGAAAGTTACGTAAAACCATGGCTCAGGGAATCAAACAGCAACGAGGAGGCGAATGAATAACAATGCCCGTATTTGCTCCCGGTAAGCGGCGAGAACTCGGGATGATAAACGCACAAGGAACCGAACCGAGAGGCGAGCGCCAAACTTTCTTTTTTCAACCGGACAAAGGTGTTCCCCGCCGGGATGATCTCGGAGTTGTTCGGATGCTCGAAAAGACGCATCCCATCTCCCTCCCGCTGGGTACAATCAAAACGCAAGTCTCAACGACCGATTGGGTCATCCGGCCAACGGTTGATGACCCCTCTGTTGAGCATACCCGAGCGGCGGAGGGAGTCGAGGAGTTCCTCCGGGGGAATTACAACAGCAACGGGCAACCGTTCGACCATCTCACTAAGCAATGGGTTCATGATATCGTCTCGATTGATTCCGGGGTCATCGAGAAAGTACCCGATGAACGGGGGTTCCTTGATGAGTTGTATCCGAGGGATGGGGCCGTATTTACGAAATCCATTGATAATCATGACCGGCTCCCCGAGCCGCCGGATGCGGCTTATTGGCAATTCCAATTCTCGGGGGCGTTCCAACCGTTCGACCCAACGAAATCCCTGCATGATATGGCGGAGGAGTTCGGCGGGCAATCTCCGTATCTTTCCCGGCGAGGCGAACCCATCGGATTCTCCCGAGAGCAAATCCTTTGGACGGAAACGAACCCGGCTCCATGGCGGCATTACGGGTTCGGTCAAGTTCAACAGGCAAAGCGGATTGCTGAAATCATCCTCAATCAAGATACCTCGAACCTCTCATATTTCGCTAAGAACGAGGTTCCCGATGGCGTTGTTAATGTCATCGAGGCGAATCAAGATGAAATTGAGAACTTTCGTCAATATTGGCGAGATGAGGTCAAGGGTCAAGAGCATGTTCTCCCGATAATCGGCGGCGATGGCTCCCAAATCGAATGGATACCGTTCCGGCCAACCCCCGATGAACTGGAGTTCATGGCATCGCAAAAGTGGTATCATCAACTCGTTTGGATGGTTTTCGGGTTGAATCAAGGCGAAGTCGGAGATATCGAGAACATCAATCGGGCAACGATGAAAGAACAAGCGGCCAACGTTTTCCGAACCACAACAAAGCCGGTTCTTGATCGGATGGCCGCTGACCTCAACCGGCATGTTCTCGCTTTCATGGAGCCGTATCATCGGGTTGACGGGGAACTTGAATTTGCATGGCAAATCGATAACCCGGCGATGAAAGAGCGAGAACGCCAGCGGCAACAAGAGGATTTAGAGAGCGGAACAGCAACGGTCAACGAAATCCGTCAAGAGAGAGGGGAGGAGCCGCTCGATTGGGGGGATATGCCCCTCGAACTCATGCGCTCGGTTGCCCGAAACAATCCCGGTTGGGCCTTAGAGAATTGGGCCGATGTTGAGAACCCGCCATCCCCGGCTCCGGGAGGCGGGTTGCTCTCCGCTTACTCCGGCTCTCGCTCCGCTGGGGATGATTCGGGAAATCCGAACCGGGCCGACATACTCCGAGCGGAGGGTAAGCCGGTCGGCCCGTTCGAGGATTTCGATGAATGCGTTGATACGCTCCTTGAGAACAACCCTGACTTGACCGAGGAGGAGGCGGAGGCGATATGCGGAGCCATGGAGAACGAGGAGGAGAGCCTCGATTACAAGGAGATGCTCCTCCGGGATGATTCGCTCCGCAACGAGGATTTCGAGTTCCAATTCCCGCCGCTGGCCAATCATATTGATGATACCGCCGATGACGTTGAGGCGGGTATTGATTCGTTCGAGGATGACCTCCTCTCGCTGGCGGAGGAGCATTTCCCCGAGGATGAACCGCCGACAGATTTCGGAACGATGCCGAATTTCGAGAACGACCTTGAGGATATCGGTTCGGCCATCGGCTCCTCGCTCGCCAGCATCATCGTTCAACGCAACCGGGAGGCGATGGAAATCGCCGCCGAATATCATGCTGGGAAACTTGAGGAGGAGGCGGAAAAGCGGTTCTCGCAAAAACAAGATGAGGAGGAGGTTGCTGTTGAAATCTCGTTCGATGTTGAGGATACGTTCGCTTACGAACGGATGGAACAAGAGGCGGCGGCTCGGATGGTCACCGTTGGCGATACCGTCAAGGAGACGGTTCGGAGAACGTTGCTCAACGTTGCGGAGGATGGGGGCAATGTCACCGAGGCAACCGCCGAACTCCGGGAGGTTCTCGATACGAACATCCCGAACCATGCCCGCCTCGTTGCCCGAACCGAAACGCGAATGAGCCAATCGGCGGGGAGTCAAGCGTTGGCCGAATCTTCCGACCTTGTTGCTGGCAAAGGTTGGAACGCAACCGATGACTCCCGAACCCGAGATTGGCATGCGGTCATGGATGGCGAGGTTGTTTCGAAAGAGGATTCGTTCATTGTTCCATCCGTCTCAGACTCCGACCAACCCAGCGATTACCCCCGAGAGGCGTTCAAGGTCGGGGATGACCAACCGTTTAATTGCCGATGCGTTCAAGAGCCGGTTCTTGAGGAGGATATGCCCAGTGACGTTCGGAGCCTCAACGCTCTCGCTGGGGTTCGAGCATGGCCGGTTCCGAAAGATTCCGACCGGATGAGAGAGGTTCTCAAGTTACACGGACAGCCGGGGGTCGGAATCGGCGGCCTCCTCGAATCCGTTGAGGAATCCCGCGGCTCCGTTAACAAAGCCTGCGAGCATCTCAGCATCTCAACAGCTACATGGTATCAATGGGAGAAAGCCGCCGCTAAGTAGGTCGTTGAAAGTGGGGGTCGAAAAGGTGGCCGGGACCTACAGTTTTCGCGCACCCGCCTCCGCCCTGATCCCCGGAGTTTCCGACTCCGGACGGGTACGGGGGTACGCCGGCCATGGCTCGCTCCGGAGCGGAGGCGTCATCGGAGATAAGCCTCGGCCCGTGAGCCAGTTTAGCATACGTGGGTCCTCTATTAAACTACACATACTTGTTTAACCGTTAATCTGCTAAAAGCCAACTAAAATAAAGGTTAACTACCCGGTACTGTGGAGTAGGAGTCGGATGCCTATCAAACCCAAAACGACGTATCGGAGCGAGAACGACTCCGGCCAAACCGAGATACGGAAATCGTTCTCCGTTGAGCGAGAGCAAATCAAGGTATGGAAAGAGGAGGATGATGGAACCGAGGTTACCCATATTGAGGTTCCGGTTTCCTCCCCATCCGAGGATAGGGATGGCGATGAGTTCTCCGAACAAGGGCTTGAGCATGAAGCCGCGCAATTCCGCTCCGGCGAGGTCGGAATGTGGCTTGACCATGGCCTAAGTACGGAAACGAATTTCCCCGATTACCGAGTTCTTGAGCAAATCGGCGGATGGAAAGATGCTCGCATCAATGATGATGAGCAACTTTTCGCAACCGCCGCTCTCCGACCGAGTTCGGATGATGCTCAAGAATTGGAAACGATGCTCGATGAGGGGGTTGCTCCGGTCGGGTTCTCGGTCGGGTTCATCGTTGAGAAATCGGAGGAAAAGGAGGACTCCGAGCATGGTCAAATCTTTCATAAGGTTGACCTTCTCGAATGCTCCGCTGTTGGTATCCCATCGAACCCGGATGCCATGGTATCCGATTCGGCAATGGCAACGGCGAAAGCGGTTGCCGATGCTGGCGGATACGATGGCGAGCCGGAGCGCCTCGCTCGGGCAATCACTCAAGAGATGCGCTCCTCGCTCGCTCCGAACGAACAACAAAACCAAACCATGCAATCGAAACAATCCGAGAGCGAGATGAAATCCGCTCTCGAAATGGTCGAAACGTACCTCGGGGTTGATGGCAACTCCGAGGATGACCCAATCACCGAGGTTATCGATTGGGCCAGCGAAACCGATGAGGCGGATGCCGACCTCCTCGAATCGGTTGCGGAGGAGGCGCTCTCCTCCTCCGATGCCGAATCCATGAGCGATCTCCCGACCGCCGAGGTCATGGAGTTCGTTTCTCAAACCCTCGAATCCGATGAGGATGGTGAGGGGGAGGAGGATGAGGAGGAGGAATCCGGGGAACCGAACGATGGCAAATCCGGCGAGAACGACCCTCCCGAACTCCGCTCCCAAATCCGGGATGCGCTCGATGAGGTTCTCCTCGATGCGCTAACCGATGAGGAGGCTCTCCGCTCGCTCATCTCCGATGAGGTTCGGGATGCGCTGGCGGAGGAGGAGTTCGAGGTTGACGTTACCGATTCGTTCGTCGACGAACTCCGCTCGGAGTTGTTCAAGGATACCGGCTCCGGCGATGGTCGGAGCGGGCCATCTCCAGCGGGAACCATCTCAACGTATGAACCCGAGGAGGGGGATTCCGAGGGTTCGGAATCGGGCAACGAAAGCGAAAACAAAGGCGGCTCGGGGAACGCCAGCAAACCCTCCCCGGCATTCGGAGGTAAGTAACAATGTCCGTTCAAATGCGAAAGGCCCTTGGCCTTACGAACGCGCAAAAGACGTTCGAGGAGATTTGGCAAGCAAACAACATTCCGGTGCTGCAGAAGGAGTTCGGCAAGGTAACCACCAATCGGCAAGCCGCATTTGCCGATGAGGAGGTTCGGGATAACTTCAAGGGGTATGCCGCCAAGCATCTCTCAGAGACGCTCGAACGGCATCGTTCGGGGGAGATGCATCAAAAGACCGCAATGGATGAGTCGGCGGTTTCCAACGCAACCCCTCTCGTTTTCGACCCGGACTTCATCCAACTTATCCGGGAGGAGGCCCCGCTCGTTGAGCGGGTTCCCCAAGAGGGTCAGCAAGGGTTTAGCGCCGAGTATATCCGGATTGACTCCCGGGATGGCGCCATCGGTTTCACGTCGGAAACCGATATCCTAGACCTTACGAACAACAACAAGGCCGGCATCGGGTTCTCCCGGGGTTCAACCGACATGGAAATTTGGGTTGACCTCGTTGAGATTTCCGACTTTGCCGCCGCAGGGTCGGATTTCTTCTTTGACGTAAGGGATACGACCCTCGGAGAGCGGGTTGCGAATTCGATGCAAGCCAAGGAGCGGGCGATGTTGTACGGTGACTCCTCGGTTGGTTCCGGTACGGGTGATCTGCTCGATAGCAACGCATACGATGGTTTCGCAACCATCATCGGCAACGCCGGCAACGACGTGGACAAGTCAGCAACCTCGATTTCCTCAACCGATGGCCTAGCTAAGGATATTAAAGGGGAAATCAAGAACATGATTCAATCTCAAGACCGAGTGAACAAGTCGGACCTTGAGATTTGGACCTCGCATTCGCTGTTCGATTATCTCGAAAACGAACAGGAAACCAAGCGGGTTTACAACGATGATCGGAACTCGTTTGATTTCGGGTACGAGAGCATCCGCATCTCCGGGGTTCAGGTGTACGCATCTCATAACGTAACCGAGCATGATGACGACTCCGGTGGCTCCGGAGCGCTAGTCGGCTCGGAGGGAGACGTGTTTGTGATGAACCGGAGGGAGATGCGGGACCGGGCGCTCATGCCCCTTTCGACCGTTCCCCTTGCCCGCCTCGGGTTCGGGGAACTCGTTGCGATGGGAGAGTTCTCCGCTCCCATCCTCCGGGGCAACGGCAACCTCTCGCGCCATCTCAAGGACTACCAAATCTAACGGGGTAATCCGATGGAATACCGCCAGCGGACCGATGATGATTCGGGAACGGTGACAACCTCTTACCGGGAACGGTTTCCGGTGAGTGAAAACGGCGAGGGGGAGCGAACGTTCGAAGTCGGAGATGACCTCGATGCGGGTGCTCATCGGCGGCTCATCGAGGCGGGGCATATTCCGCTCGAACCGGAGGAACTCCCCTCGGGGATAACTTACGATTCGGAGGGGGGCTCCTCTAACGCCGAGAGCGGCTCCTCAAGTGGGTCCGATGAGGAGCCGACCGATGGACCATCCGAGGAGGACGAGAACGAGGAGACGGCCAGCGGGAACGAGAGCGGCTCAATGACCGCCGACCGACTCGCTGGGGATGATGAGGAACTCCCCGAACCGCCGGAACCGCTCAATGAGATGAACCGCTCCGAACTCTATTCGTTCGCCAACGAGGAGTTGGGCCTTTCCCTCGAATGGTCGGGGGATGATGCGCTCAACAAGGAGGAGATGCGGAAACGTATCTCGGAGGTCACCGATGGCGAATAAAAAGGAGTTCCTAAACGGAAAACCCCGGGGCGTTCGGGATGAGGAGCCCGAGGAAACGGAGGAGAGCGAGGATGCGGAGGAATGAGAGCATTGGGCTCGATTGCGACCTCCGCATAACCGCTCGGGACCCCGAAAGCGGCGAGGAGACGGTTCTTGTTGATACCGAGGCGGGCATTTCGCCCGATGATGCGGAAATCGAGATTGTAAAAAAGGGGGAGAACAACGATGCCCAAGGCAACTAACGACAAATCAGTATTCACGCTATCCAACATCACGGATACGAACGAGCATGATCTCCCCGATACCGATGGGGATGACAAAGCGGAGGCTCAAGAGTCGTATGACGTTCGGGGTCAAGACACCGGAGCAGTTTACGTTACCAACCTCTCCGACCAATCCTTGACGGCCCGGCTCGAACGCGCCTCCTCGCTGGACTCCGACTTTTCGGAGCCCGCAACCGATACGAGCGGGGTATCCGTATCGGCATCGGGCAATAGTGGGGATGCGGTCATCATCGCCGCCAACCCGGACGTTCCGCTCGCATACCTCCGGGTCGTTGTGTCGTTCGATTCGGCCCCGAGCGGGTCTGACCCCTCTCTCCGGGTGACTTACCAATCCGATCGGAGGAGTTGAACGCATGAGCGACATTTACGGCGGGTCCAGCGGCGGGGGCGGCGGCGGTATTTCCGAACTCTCCGCCGAGGAGGTTGCCGACTTTTCGGAATCGGGTATAACGCTCACCCATACGGATACCGAGGTCAACAACGGCTCGGTTGGGTTGGGGGTCTCAGTTGTCGATGGTTCGACCGCAACGCGCTCCCCGGATGACAGCTCCGCATCGAGGGATAACGGGAGGGGGTTGATAATCAACCCGAACACCGAACTTGAGGGCGTAAAAGCAACCGTTAGCGGAAACACCTCCGGGCTCACAAAGGCGTACCTCATCCGGGCATCGGATAACACAACGCTCGATACCGATACATCCGTATCCTCAAGCGGGGACGTTGCCGAATTTAGCGCAACGTTATCCTCGGGTACAAAATATTACGTAACGGCGGATGCGGAGGGGTCAACTTACACCGAGGGGTATACGAGTAACTCCTCAACGCCGGTGACAAGCGATGACGTTGACATAACCGGGAACGTATATAGCGATACGACCGAATCAACAACCGGCTCAACCCGTGTTTTCGTTGATGTGACCGCCCGGGTGAGCGGCGGGGTATCCTCCGGTGATTGCGTCATCGAATGGGACCAAACCCCCGATGTTTCGGAATGGGGTTATGTGACATGGGAGGAAACGCTCAACGGCGAATCGGTACAAATCGATGTTGAGTTGGCGGATGGTACGGTCATCGAAACCGATGTAAAGCAAAACTATCCGCTTGCCCCAATCGATTCATCGAAAAACGTTAGGGTCCGGGTGAGGCTTTCGCGCAACGACACCTCAAACAACCCAACGCTTGATTCGCTCAAGCGGCATTACAGGGGGTAACTCCCGATGAGTTACGCAGATAGCCAACTCATCAAGCAAACGTCGGGGGTATCGGCAAACGACCTCTCGAACGTGCAAAACTCCTCGGAACTTGATACCCTCATCTCGAAACTCAATGACCGAGCCAAATCGGTCATTGATGAGTATTGCCAGCGGGATTTTGAGGAGCATCTCGATGAAACCGTTACCGTTGACGGTAGCGGCCGAACGGAACTCTCACTTCCCCAGCATGCGAGCGGAGACGGGTTGTATTACCCCATCATCAACCTCTCCTCGGTCAAACTCTCCGGGAGTTCGCTCGATGCCTCGGATTATCGCATCAAGCCGCAACCGAACTCTCTCTCCAATCGAAACGCTGGGATCATCGAGCGGAAATATGCCCGTTGGCCCGAGGGTTGGGAGAACATCGAGATAACGCTTGATTGGGGGTATCCAAACCCCCCCGATGAGGTAAAATCGATTGCTGAAAAACTCATCGTTGATCAACTCCTCGATGCGGCTCAAGCCTCAAAATCGAGCGGGGCTGAATCCGTCTCCATGGATGGCTATTCGGTTTCATTCGGCCAGCGGATGACGTTGAACGAGGAGCATCAAGAGCGGCTCAAACGGTTTCGGAGGGTCATTGTATGAGCCTCTCCGCTCAAGTCATCCTCGCCGCCATCTCCGCCGGCTTTTCGGTCATTCTAACGGGAATCGTTGCATACATCTCATGGCGGGGGAAGGGCGTTCTCAGGGAGCATGAAAAGAATACCAAATTTCGGGAGTTCATGCTCGGTCAAGAGGAGTTCGAGCGGAGCGAGGGGGAACTCCGAGAGATAAACGAGCGGTTTGATGAGATGCGCTCGGAACGCCAGCGGGAACATGCCGAAACTCGGGAGCAATTACAAGAAATTGAGGAGGGAATGGCTTACTTGACCCAATTCGTTCGGAACATGGCCGGGGAAATCAACCGCTCCGACCTCGATGGTACTGTTTCCGAGCCGGAGGAGTTCGACCTACCGGGAACATGGCGAGGCGAAAACGTTTCGGAGGGGTCCGATGACTAACCCGAACGCTCTCGTTGCCCGCCATGGCGAGAAAGTGACCCTCATACGGATAACGAATGCCGTTTTCGATGATTACGATGAACTCGATAAGGATGTCTCAACCATCGAGGAGGTCGAAATCAATGCGTTCGTTTCCCGACCGAGCGAGGAGGAGAGCTCCCGGCTTGAGGGTAAAGCCTCGTTCGACCGTCTCAAGATAACGGTTGATTCAAGCATCGATATCGATTCCCAGCGAACCGGCGGGCCGGACGAAATCGATCGCAACGGTGATCGATACAAGGTTGCGGAGGTCATCAATGATTCGCATCCGATGGCCGATGCTGAAAAGTTGAGCGCCATCCTCGAACCCCGACCGGGGAGGTAACGATGCCGGGTGCATACTCGGTTGATATCAACGAGTATGAGGGTATCATCGAGGGTGGAAAGCGGCTCCAACAAATCGCTCGGGAGGAGGCGTTCAAGGCGGCGGTTCGTACTCAACGGGCATGGAGGGAGAACCTTGACCGGGGGGAGGGAGCGGTCGGCTCGCATCCCCGCTCGTACCGGAATACTGGCGAGGCGGCGGGGGATATTACGGTGGCCCCCGCCGACCCCGAGGGTTCCGATGAGTTCCGGGTTGGGGGAGACGCTGTTCAACTCGCTGTTGCGGAGTTCGGGAGGGTTCCGACCCCCGGCTCCCCTCCGCCGTTCGAGGCAATTGCTGATTGGGCAAGGGAGCGAGGTGTTTCCCCCGATGATGGAACGTTCGAGGAGATGGTTGATGCGATTCGATGGGCCATTGCCGATGAGGGGCTTGAGCCGTTCGGCCCCGGTCGGCTCGCCGCTCAAGAGGTCGGCCCGACGTATCAAAAGAACGTTGAGGAGCGCATCAACAACATCATCGAGGGTCAAGAGGAGGAATAACGGCCAAACCGGGCCGTTGCATGCGGGTTTCCGACCGTTCAAGTAGGGTTCGAGCGCCCCGAACCGGGTTCCAACCCCCCGAGCAGGCCGGTAAAATCGAACTAAAATAAAGGCGCTCGGGAAAGAACCGCTGGGTAAGCATCCGAGAGTAAACAAGCCTCGGATTGCGAGCCAAACAAGGCAAAGAGAAATGGCAAATGTTGTTCAAACCGAGAACCTCTCCGAGCATATCGTTCGGGATACGTTCCGGGATTCGCTCCGCTCGAACGCTGGCGCTCAAGGGTCGGGAGAGTACCTCATTGACCCCAAAGACGGTCAGCGGGATGATGCCCATCCGTTCATAGTAACGAGTTTCCCGGATACGGAACCGCTTTACCCGATGATAGTTGTTCGAGAGGGGGCCGATTCCGCCGAACGGCCCGACCGCCGCCATAACCTCCACGAGCATCAATATCAAGTTCTCGTTCAATTTGCGGCATCCTCCTCAACCGTCATGTTCCAACTCCGAGATGGAATCAAGGCATGGTTTGAGGATAACATCGAGTTCCTCGAAAGCGAGGGGTTCGAGGATGCCTCAATCGGGAACGCATCCCGAGCGGATTGGGATTCGGAGGTTTCAACGGCCAGCGGTCAAATCCCGTTCGATGGGATTGTAAACACCATATAGAACCATGAGCGCAACAAACACCGAAAGTGAGGAACCGGAAACGAAAAAGTACGAACTCGATGGCCCGAGGCGGGTAGTTCGGGCCGGGTTAGTCATCAAGGAGGGGGAGACGGTCGAACTTCAACCCGAGGGGGCGGAGCAACATTCCGACGTTCTCCGGGAGGCAACCCCCAGCGGCTCGGAGGAAGAGAACGATGGTTAGGTATCTCCTCGCCTCCGGTGGCGTTCTTACGTTTGGCATTGAGGGAACGGCATACTCGAAAGCGAGCGATCCCAGCAACTATTTCGGGTTGATTCGGGAGGATGCCGACCCTCCGAACCCGAACCCGCAAACTCCGATGGCAACCGGCGGGAAATCCCGAGGCGTTTACGTCAACTCCCCCGACCCAAAGGAGCTTGAGTTCGATGTTCCCGTTCAACTCGTTGACGCAACTCCGCCAATCGAGGTGGGTCTCGGCAGCCGAACGGATAACGGAACCCAATCTCCGGGAAGCGGCGATTACGATGAGGTCGTTTTCAACGAGGCGGATAGGCTCCCAACGATGACGGTCGGCCACTGGCAAGATGGCAACCTTGAGGCTTATTACACCGGATGTAAGGCGAGCCTCTCGATGAGCGCCTCTCAAGGCGAACCGCTCTCAACGACGTTCAACGTCATGGCCGCTGGCCTTGACCCAACGACCTCGGAGAGCGGCTCCCCCGCTGCCGCTCCGAGCCTCTCGATTCCTCAAGAATCTCCATACCGCTTTTGGATGTTGGAGGATGTTACGGTATCGAGAACATCGGACGGAACTCAACTCGGCCCCATCAAAACCCCGACTTCGGTTGATTTCTCACTCGATAATGGGCTTGAGGCAAACCATCATGGCCGGGGCCGGGAGGCTTACAGCATCTCGGAGGAAACGGCGGAGGAAAAGCATGACCATACGCTCGGAATCACGCAAACCGATTACGTATGGTATGAGGAGGCTTACAACGATGGCGAGCCGATGGATTTCGAGTTCGTTTTCAACAAGAACCCGGAATCAACGGCGGCTCGGGCCGACCTTACGGATGCGCTTTACATCCGCCTCAAGGGAACAACCATCGATGCGGCGGCCTCTCCGGTTCCCGGCGAGGGGAAGCTTGAGCCGGATATCGGCTTGATGCCCCGAGAGATGGAAATCGAAATCCACCAACCCGCATAGGCAAACGACCAACGTTAGCGGATTTCCCGAATGAGGGAGCTCAACAATGGAAAGCGATACCGAGGCTCCAAACGAGGAGCCAACGACCGAGGAGAACCGAGCGGAGAACGAGGATGCTGGCGATGAGGAACTTACGTTCCAACAAGCGGTTGGGCATTGGGAGGAGCAACAGTCAACCCACAAATCGATTACGTTGCCCGTTCGGAACAAGAACGGGGAAACGGTCGGGGAGATCACATTCCGATATCGGATTCTCTCCGAGGAGGAGCGGCGGGAGGCGGAGCAAGCGGCGGTCAACATCGATACCTCCCGGAACCGAGAGGAGGTAACGACCGATTCCGGCGCTCTCAAGAACAAACTCATCGAGCATGGCGTTGTTGCTGGCCCCGATGGATTCGAGAACAAGAAAGCGCATCGAAAGGCCATGCCCGACCATATCAAGGAGCCGCTGGCGGATGCAATCGATTCGTTCTCCGAGATGCCGGAGGAGGTTCGGGAGGGTTTTTGAGATATGGGAAAGGGGAGAGCGTTATTCCGGAAACGCCGTTCGAGAAAGGGGTCATGGATGACTCCAAACTCTTTCAAGAGTACGGGATGCCGTTCGACCCCCGAGAACTCCCCGCTCCCGAGTATCAAGCCCATCTCGCCATCGTTGAGGGAATCCAACAGAAGCGAGCAAAGGAGAGTAAGAAAGCCGAACAAGAGGCTCAACAAGCCCAACGGCCAGCGAGGTAACTAACCGATGGCAACCGTCTCCGACGTAACAATCAAGTATGCAACCCGAGGAGCGAAAGCCGCTCAAAAAGCCGATGAGGGAGTTCGTTCCTCAATCAAGGAAACGGCGAAAACGGCCCGTCAAGAATCGGGAACAATATCGAGATGGATGCAACGCCATCGGGCCGCTCTCATCGGCATCGGAGCGGCAACGGCGGCGGCGATGGGAGCCATCATCTCGAATTCCCCGACCCTCTCCGCCGAGCTCTCAACCGTTCGGCTCGGGTTCTCGCTCCTCGCAATGCAAATCGGGGAGGATTTGGCCCCCGCTTTGGAGGGGGCCGGGAACCTCGCCCTCGATGCCGCCGATAAATACCGGGACCTCCCGGACCCAATACGTAAAACGACCTCCGCCATCATCGGCATCGGCGGGGTATTGGGGGGGCTTGCGGTTCTCCTCGCCGGACTCGAAACCATCATCTCGGGGACGTTCGTTGCAACGCTCGGGAGCAAGGCCCTCGGAGCCATTTGGGGGTTCATCTCCGGCTCCCTCGCTTTCGCCGCCGCCGTTGGCGCTATCCTCGGGCTCCTCGGGGTTTGGGTTCTCAAGGTAACCGGAGTTCTCGATATGGTCAAGGGACTCGGGGAGGGCATCCGCAACATCATCGGGGGGCCCTTGGCGGATTTCATCGTTACGCTCCTAACGCTCACCGGGATATTCCCGCTCCTCGCCGTTCTCGGGGGGGCCATCATCGGGTTCCTTGAGAATGGCTTTTCCGGGGCCATTGAGGGGGCGAAAGAGGTAATTGCTACGTTATGGAACTCCGTTAAAAACACGTTCGGCAACATCGCCTCATTCATTACCGAGACGGTCCCGGGGCTCATCCGGGATGCCTTGGGATACGTTATTGAGGTATTCCGGAGTTGGGCCGGGAACATTTACGAGATGCTCATCGGCGGCTCGATGTTCCCCGAGATGTTCGAGGATATCGGGAGTTGGATTCGGTCGGAGGCGGTCGGCATCATTACCTCGCCGCTAAGTTTCGTTGGGGGCAAAATCCGGGGCGTTTTCGAGAGCCTCAACCCCGTCAATTGGGGAAAGGACCTCATGATCAAGTTCAGCAATGGCATCGAGAGCGCAAAGGATAAAGTCAAGGATAAGGTCGGGGGGGTCAAGGATATAATTTCGAGCGCAATCTCGTTCGACCGGGTTGCCAATGACCGAGAGGCGAGGCGTTGGGGCTCCGACTTGCTTGAGGAGTTCGCATCTGGGGCCCGACAACGGCGGCAACAATTCCGCCGGACCCTCTCCGGGTTGGCCGGCGAGGTCGGGAATGCGATGCAAGCAACCCCGAGCGGGACCGGCGGCGGAGGCGGCTCCCCGACCGTACAAATCAATTTCGAGCGGGATGCCATCCGGCAACGGGCCGATGGGACCGTTGAGGTTGACCAACGTAACGTAACCCAAGAGCAAGGGAGCGCATTCGATTCGAGGAGTAACATCTAACAATGTCCGATCATACCGAAATCCGGTTAGAGGAGGTCGGGAGCGACACGGTGGTTGCGTATTTCGCCCCGAATTTCGAGGTCCGACCCGTTCTCGATAACGACCTCAAGGGACAACCGCTCCCGAGACAGAGAACGGAAATCGTTAGGGACCTCCGCATTATACAGCATGAGGTCACCGTTCAGGGGATATTTATGGATTCGAGGAACGTACCCAAGCCGCATAAGGACGCCCTTGAATCTACATTTGGGACCTCTCCGGTGACCCCAAGGATGCAAGTCAACCGCATCGAGTATTACATGTTTGCGGAGGGCGGGCCGTTCGAGTTTTACGAGGGCGATGATGAGTATACGGCAACCGAGCAATCGGGCATCGATTGGGAGAACGGGATTAAGCCGGTGGTCAACATTGACCAATTCCGGCCCCCGAGCAACGCCGGGGTATCGAGGTTTGAATACATGCTCAAGTTCAAGCCGGGGGTTGAGAGATAATGTCCGTTGATTGGAGAGTTGATTACGGGCCCTCGCTCGGGAACTCTCTCGATAAATCCCGGTTGCAAGACGTATACGTAAAGCGGGCATTCAACCGCTTTGCCAACGAGAGCAAACTATGGCTCGATGACCCCGATGGCAACCTCGATGAGACGTTTGAGTATGGCACTAAGGTCGAACTCTCGGTAAAAACGACCGCCGACTCCTCCTATTCCCGAAATTTCGCCGGATACGTTGCCGGGCAACCGGAGGGCGATAGGGATACAACAACGGTTGATATCCTCTCGTTCGATGGGTTTCTCCGGGAGAGAACGGTCAATCGGGGGTATGACTCTCAAACCGTCTCGTATATCCTTGAGGATTTGGTTACCTCGCTAACCCCGGTTGATTGGGCGGGCGGGGCCAACGTCAACCTCAACAAAGACCCGACCATCTCCCATGTTTTCGAGGGGGCAAAACTCGATGACGCCTTGACGTTTTGCTCGAACGTTGCGGATACCCGGAATTGGGGAGCCAACCTCGATAATGAGTTTTTCATGCAACCGACCGGGAACGCATCGGCTCCGAGCAACCTAACCGATGGGAGGTATTTCACCGCTCAAGAGCGGAGCAACGGCAAACAAGCGATTTTCGAGCTTATCCTCTATTACGGAAAAGCGGAGGATAATAACCGGGATGCGGTCAAGGTATCCCAACAACAAGCGCAAGATGACCTCCGGGATAAACTCGATACCGATGACCCCGTTGTTATCGAGATATCGAAATACTACCCGCAGATATCGAGCAAGGAACAGGCGAAACGGAAAGCCAGGGACCTCCTCCGGCGGCGGGGCATCATCGATTTGTATGACGTTGAGACATGGGAGAAATTCGGGTATTCCCCGGGAGATATCCTCCGCTTTGAGTATCCCGACCGGAACGTAAACTCGGAGTTCCGGGTTGCTCAAATCGAGCATCGATGGCAAGAGGACACAACTAACATCCGCTTGGCGGAGAACGAGGAGGGCGTTCTCGATACGCTCGTTAAGGTATCGGATGAGATTGCCCGCCTCGATGCTCGGGGGCAAGACTCCGCCGCCGCCGCCGATGAGGTTGCCGATTTCACCGATCCGCTTGACCTCGCATGGACTCTCAAGGTGACCAAACGGAATTTCGATGCGGCGGAGCCCTATACGCCCCCCAACGGCCAACAAGTAGATTTCACAATGACGGATTACACCCCGCCCGGTGGGGTTGAGGTTGACTTTGAACTCCAATCGGCGGATGTTCAAGGGGACTCGGAGGTAATCGTCGATAAATCGAGCGGGGGGTAACACAATGGTATACGTCAACAACGTAAGGAATCAACTCCGAGATGACTTTTTGAGTTTCGTTGATGAGATTGCGATGGGGTCCGATGGGGACGATGAGAGCGAGACGGATACGAGCATCGGCAACGAGGTCATCTCGAAAGCGGAGGGGAGCGGTTACTCCAATCAAACCGATGGCGATGGGCAAGCGTTGCATGAGGCAACGATCGGCTTGAGCGAGGCTAACGGGGAAACGCTCCGGGAGGTCGTTCTCCGCTCCTCAACGTCCGGGCTCGCCATCCGGATAACGCATGCGGAAATCAACAAGGAAAACGATTTCGAGCTTGATTATGAGCTAACCACAACCAAGGTGAATCAATAACAATGGCCGAAATACGGGGCAAGGTGACCGATAACAACGATGACCCGGTTGAGGGAGTCAAAATCACCCTCATCAACGATTCGCAAGACTCCCTCGCCGGGACCACAACGACCGACTCCAACGGGGAGTATTCCTTTAACAACCTCTCCGCATCGGATACGTACCACGTTGCGGCTCAATACGATGATGGCTCCGATTACTACAATGCGTATTCAAAGCCGTTCATCGGGGCCGTTGACGCCGCATATTTCGACATTGTGATTATCTCAACGAATTCCCCGGTTGAGGAGACGGAAACGTTGGAGGTTGATTATACCGTTGAGAACATCGGCAACGCCTCCGGGACCCAAGACATAACCCTCGAAATCAATGGCAATCAAGTTGATGCGGATAGGGGCATTTCCCTCAACGCCGGGGAATCACTTGACGCAACCCTCCTATGGGATACATCGAGCGGCGATGAGGGAGATTATACTGCGAAAGTATCCTCCGATGATGACCCCGATACGGAAAGTGTGACCGTTGGGAGCCAAACGGCAACGTATGAGGTGAATATTGACGATACCAACTCCCCGGTCAACCAAGGAGATACGGCGGAGGCAACCGTTACAGTAGAAAATACCGGGTTGGCGGAAGACCAAAAGGACGTTTGGCTCGAAATCGATGGGACCGAGGAGGATAGGTATCCCGACCTCTATATACAAGGGGAGGATAGGGCGGTCATTTACCTCCAATGGGATACCGACTCCGATGAGGCAGCCGGAGACTATACGGCAACGGTCAAATCGCCGGATGATAGCGATACGGCAACGATAACCGTGCAAGAGCCGATCGGGACCGGCGATGTGTTTGTGAGCCAAACCAGCGGGGTACACTACTCACTCAATGACTCCGATGGGTCCCGGATATGGAAAACAGGCATCTCCAACATGGGCCAAAACGCCGGGGCCGTAGACTCCGATAATTTCTATGTTCCCGACAGGGATTCGGCAGAGGCGGGAGTTACCGCCCTCGATAAAGCCGATGGCTCGGTTTTTTGGAGTTCCGCCGCCGATTTCGCTTGTGACTCCGGGGTTGCGTTACGGGATGGGGTGCTGTATGCCGGAGCGCAATCGGGCCGGGTGTATGCCATTGATGAGAGCGATGGCTCTATCAAATGGACAAAGGACACAGGGGGCAACATCCAAGCCCCGCCGATGCCCTTGGACTCGGATGTATATGTCGGCTCGCATGATGGCTTTGTGTATGCATTAGACCCCGCAAACGGCGATGTGAATTGGAAAAAGGAGCTTACGGGCAAGCCGAAAACGCCGGTATACGATGACGGTTCGTTGTATGTCGTTCGGGAGGAAAAAGCCGATGTAACCCGTATGTCGGCATCCGGTGGGTCGGTCAATTGGCAAACGTCACTCTCGGGCTCATCGATACAAGGGGTTTTCCCGGCGGTGACCGGCTCCGCCGTTTTTGCCGGAACGATCGGAACAACGCTTGTGAAATTGAACAAGGATGACGGTTCAAAGGATTTCTCATTCGGGAGCGGCGGGACTTACGCCGACCCCACGGTTTATGATAGATATGTATACATCCCTAGCGCCGATGGGAGTCTTTACTCAATTGCCCGGGCGGATGGGTTGAAAAATTGGGAAAATAGTAGCCCCGGCTTTGCATATCCAGCATCCGCCCCGGCTCATGTTGACGGTAACATATACGTCGGGGAGGATAACGGGAACCTCAAAGCGTTCAAGGAATCCGATGGCTCTCTCATTTGGGAGGGCGAAACAGACAATAACGGTGTGAACGCGGAGGTCGTTGGGTACAATACCGGCCATTGCAAGTCTAACCGAATTGGGATAACGGGGAACACAATCCCCCTGTAACGAGCTTATAGTTCCTCGGGGACCCGGACCTCATACCGGACCCGGACCATCCCAAGGTCAACCAATCCATCATCAAGGAGTTCGCCGCCAATCTCGGGGGCGGCGAGGCTCTCATCTCCGCTCGAACCCAGGGATTGATCGGGGCAAATCGCCTCCCGGAGCGACTCAAGCCCCTCATCGGAGACATAGATGGCAACGAGGTCGTTCTCCGGGGAGAACTCGGGCCGGATGACCTCCCCAGCATCGAACTCGATTTTATGCTCCCCCATCGTTCGCCTCCTCAATGGCCGCAATGATTTCATCAACGATTGCGTCAAGGGATTCATACTGCGAGCCAACAAACAAGCCCTTTCGCTCCCAAACCCAATCCTCGATTGGCTCCCGATTGATTCCGGGGGTATGCCTCGGTTCGGCCCCCTCCTCCCGGAGAACGTTTTTCGCTTGGTCATGCGCTCGCCTCGCCGCCATTGCCCGAGCGGAGCCTCCGATGAACGGGGCAATCGCTCTCGGCCCGGTTCGGGGGTTCCTCGAAACTCCAGCAAGTTCAACGAGGAGGCGAAACTCCTCAATGGGAAACGTTACGTAATCCTCACTCATCGGCATCCTCCTCATCATCGAGCGCGATATCAACGGCATCGCCATCGAGGTCGGCGGCTCGCTCGGTCATCCGCTGGCGTTCCCGCTCTTGATTCATTCGCTGTTGCATCTCCTCATGAGCCTCCTTTGCCCGCTCCTCCATTTCCTTACGGATGCGAGCGTAAGCCTCGGGGTTGGCTAAGATGAGTTGCATGAGGAGCCGGTTGCGAACTCCGAGAGTCGGGGGGTCGGATGCCGCCGCCTCCCGACCGTGATCGAGCAACGTTAGGAGTTCGATGTATGCCGGCTCTTTCAGGGAGAATCCCTCCCCGAGTTCGACCTCGTTCATCGCATCCGGGATTGAATGCTCGGAGGCATAGAGGTCGGTCATCCCGCCGATGGGTTCCCCGACCTTTTCGGAGAGCCATTCCCCGATTTTGTCATCCGTTGCATCGAGTTCCTTGAGATGTTCGAGCGCCATCTTAGGCATCGAGGAGCCGCCATCGGTTGCCGTTCGATTGACCTCGAACTCGTTAACCCGGCATTCGAGGTTCATGCATGCCCGGAGATTCTCTCCGAGGCCGGGGGGGCGCTCCCCCTCCTCGCAGCATGACGGGCAAACCTCCTCGCCGCCATCGGTCATCATGATGGGGGTTGCCCGGTCGGTTCTAACGATGCGGTCAACCGGCCCGAGGTATGAGTTTCGGGATACCTCGAACCGGAGGGTATAAACCTCCCCGAGTTCCGGGCGGGCGAGGTCATGGCGCTCCTCCCATCCGAGGGAATCCGGCTCCGCCGTTTGGGAGAAAGCGAATACCCGCTCCTTTCCGCTGTTATCCTCCGCCTCGGTCATGCAGAGAAATATGTGTTTAAGCGGCTCTCGTTCCTCAGTATGAACCCGAACGATACGGTTCTCCTCCGAGGGGATGACCTCGGAGACGGTTCCCTCTCTCTTGACCTCGTTCCCCGAGCGGGTTGACCGATAGAATACTCGAACCTCGTTCCCCTCCTCCAACGCGGAGAGGTCAGGTTGTTGGTCGGAGCCGCCATCGGTAACGAGTTCGGATTGCTCCTCCTCTCCGACCTCGCCGCCAGCATCCTCGGGAGCCGGTTCCGGTTTCCGAGGCGTTTGCTTGATGCAATGGAAATAGATATCAATGAGGTCAACCCCCGATTCCGATTTCCATTGGTTGAACTCCGAGGAGGTCATCCGCTCCGGGAGCCGGAGCGTTGCCGTTCGGTCGAACTCCTCGCCGCCAATCTCGAACGACACATTTCGTTTGCCAGTTACGATGACCGGCTCCTCTCGTTGGTCGTTGATGCCGATCGTTGCGTATGTGTATCGTTGTTCACTCATCGGTATCGCTTTCTTTGATTTCGCTCGGGTTCGGATGTTGATGCGTTCCCTCATATGAGTCTCCGAGGAACTCGGAGCGGAACTCATGTTCACAATCCGGGCAAAGATACCCGAGCCGATGGGGGGACAGTACCCGGCGGCTTGTATCATCGTTGAGCGCCATCCCCTCATGCTCGAACCGGAATATCCGGGGGTCATCCCGGTTGAGGGTTCCGTCTTTCTCAACGAGCGGAACGAACCCGCCGCATCGGGTACATTCCTCTCCCTCCTCTAACTCCGACCGCTCAACGACCTCGCCGCTGGGGAGGCGAACCTTATCAGTCATCGCTCGCCTCCGCATCATCGATGATTTTGCCGTTCTCATCCCGCTCGCCGCTCTTTTCGAGGTTGTATTCCGCTTTCTCGACGAACTCCCGGCGGAGGTCAACCCCCAGCATCCGAGCGAGGAGATGGATGGTAAAGACGGCATCCGCCATCTCCTCCGCCAGCGGTTCGACCGGCTTGTTCCCGGCGGCGGCCCCCCAGCCATCGGAGCCAAACTCGGGAACATGGTCAAACCGGAGCCGCTCGAACTCCTCCCGCAATTCCCGGAACTCCTCCTCAACAACATCCCATTGAGAGGGAGCATCATCGGGTTCAAGGTCGTTGTTGCTGGCGAACTCCTCGGCCAACCGTTGATATTCATCAATGCCATGCTCGAAATCCCCCTCCTCGAACCATTGGGCATCGATGCTCGATGAGGCGGAGTATCCATCGCCGCTAACGAACGTTGCGGAGAGAGAGGCGAGGCGGAGGTCATCCTCATCGGTTCCGAATATCGCTCCGGTCATCCCGGCAACATTCTCTCGCATCGCCTCAACGAACTCCCGGAGGGAGGCATCATCCGCAACCGCCAGCGGCTCGCCCCGGTCGGTCATGTGGTTACCTCCCGGATGACCGAGTTGAGTATCTCCTCCGCTCTCTTGACCTCGCTCTCCTTGAGCGCATCAACAGCATCGGCAACGCGGGAGTACCCGGCGGGCCGAACGTCATCCTCCCCGTACCGATGGATGATTTCCGAGAGGTCGGAGGCGGCGGCGGAGGCGTTCGCTGGGGAATGCTCCGTGAGATGGTTGTAAGCCTCCTCAACGAGTTCGATATCCATCGAATCGAACTCCTTAGTCATCTCCCCCCACCTCATCGCTGGCCGCCTCCGCTTGTTCTGCCGCCCCCTCGATGCTCTCGTTCTCCATTTCCTCTCTGCTGATTTCCCGACCGGGGGAAACAACATCGAGGTCATCCGCCGCCTCCCAACGCTCGATGTAATCCGGGATTCGGCCATCGGCATCCTCGGTATAGATGCATCGGGTTATGTAGGCATACCCGATGATGGCGGCGGTGTATCTATCCTCCTCCTCGATGCCCATCCCATCGAGTTCCTCCTCATCCGTCTCCGGGTAGTTATCGATACCCTTCGGATGAATGAGGAACAACCTCGTTTTGCCGGGGTTGATGACCGGCGGTGGGTTCCGGGTACTCATCGAGATGGCCTTGTTCAAGCCTCGCTCTTTCGTTTCGGAGATGAAATCCTCGGGGTGGGGGTAATACGTCTCCCCGACCCACATGATGATATCATTGGCTTGAGCAACCCGCATCGTTCCGTAATGGTCGGAGCCTCCCATCCCAGCATCGAGCGGATGAGCGGAGCCCGCGAGACGCTTAAGATGCTCCCATAGTTCCCCCTCATCCCATCCGCCGGATTTGAGAGCGGAGACGTATTCCATCGGAGAGGCTCCCTCGGGCTCGATACCCGCCGCCTCCTCGATGAGCGATAACTCGAATTGAACTCCGGGAAACGTTTTCCATGTTCGGAAATGCTCCTCCTTGAACGGGATTCGTTGCTCGCTGGGGATTTGGACCATCGGGGAAAGCGTTCCGCCAACCCCAGCAACATCGGAGCGGAGGTATCCCTTCCCCTCACTGAGATGGCCGCAACCTCTCTCCCCGTTGTTGAGCGTTTCCTCGCCGGATTCATCGAACGATGACTCCGGGAACCTTTCCGCGTTCTCGCGCATGTGCTGTTGCCATTGCGTCATTTTTTAGTTTTCCATTGGAACCGCATCGTTGTTCGTTGAACCATGCTCCTCGGTCGGGAGCGGAGCCGTTCGCTCCTTAATGACCTCCCGATGAGCATCGAGAACCTCCTCAACGGTTGAGCGGTTCAACCGGCTTACCCGTTGATGAGTTGCATCAACCATCCGGTCGGCCAACTCCTCATCTTGTTGTTCGAGATGCTCGATGCCATCGGCAATGAGGCGGTATCCGAACGCCTCTTGAACCGCCGCCGATTCGAAGATTTGCCGCCGTTGCTCCTCGGTCAAATCCTCCCAATCAACGACCGTCATTGTTCGTTTTCCTCCTCCGCCTCGGTCGGATGAATCGAGTTACGATGCTTGAGCCGGGAACTCGGATATGCGTACCGCTTGCTGTTGGCGAGGTTGGTATCCGTCTTTTGAACGAACACAACCTCAACGACCTCATCCGCCTTTGGGTACTGCGGGTTGAGTTCGGCAACGGTGGCGTTCGCTCCCTCAACTCGGTAGTCCCGAGCGAGATGACCGGAAACGCCAACGACCAGGATCGGCTTTTCCTCATCCTCCTCCCGGTCGGTCACATGGTCACCGATTCGATACGGTTGCTCTTGTTCCGCTGTTTCGGGGGAGAGCCTTGCTTGACTCCTCTCGGAATCCTCATTCATTGCTTTGCTCCCCGGTTTTCGGGATAACCGGAAACCGCAAGCCGACTCCGGGAATCGAACCCGGCGATGCCGAACCATCGGAGGCGGTTGGCCGCAAGCGGTGAGCCTCGGTTAAGGGGCCATCAATTCCGCCTCACAAATGAGACAACGCTCGGAGTGAACCCCTCCCATCGTTGAATGACAGAAATGAACGCCCCAACGTTCCCCGCATTCGGGACAAGGCTCATCTAGTTCAATGACATGCGAATAACTCCCTTGAACCCCCTCGGTCGGAACGCCCCGCATGCTTGATGAGAGGAGCGGGAGCGGTTGATGCTCACCGAGGTCATCGAACTCTCCTCGGAGAGCGAGGCGGCGGGCATGCTCCGCATCCATATCGGCGGGCCGGTCGGCCCAATGCCCCGGCTCGGAGTACGCCTCCCCCTCGATGGGGTCATGAATCGAAACCTCGCCGCTCCGATGATACTCGGGGTCGGGTTCCGGGTTCCATTCATCGGGGTTGTATTTTCCCATCAAGGTACGATGCTCCTCCTCCTCCCGGACGGGCCGACCGCCATCGGTCAATATTTCGGCCCCGTCATCATCCCCATCATCATCGAGAACCTTGCCGTCGCTCCCCCAGCGGAACCCACATGAATAGCAACGGGTGTCGTTAACGAACATGTTGTTTATCGTGCCGCATTCGGGGCATTGGCGGAGTTCGTCGCCGGGGCCAGCAAACGCAAAACCGACCCCGCCGACCTCCGAAATTCGCCCGCCTCCATCGGTCATGAGTTCGCCATGGTTCTCGAACTCCGCCTCAACGAGAACCCCGATGAACTCAACGGAATCCTCCGCCTCCTCCGCCTCGGGATGATGCTCGGTTAGGCGGTCGTTGGCTGTATTGAACGAGAGCCGCCGACCGTCATCGGTTTCGGCGTAGCCCATAACGCCCGGCTCCATGTGCCCGCTCTCATCATCCTCGCCATCGTAAACCCGGCTCTCGACTCGGGAGGCATGGTCAACCTCGCCGGGGAGTTCGACCGTCTCCCCGCTGGTTTCCTCAACAACGGTCAACGTTGCCCGCTCGCCGCTCTCGGGAACTCTCCGCTGGCCGCCATCCGTCGCAGGCTCATCATACCGCTCGCTCCATTTGTTGAGGAGTTCCTCGATGCTCCGAACGTTGGTGATACACTCATCCCGAGCCGCCGCCAACTCTTTCGTTCGGATTTCATCATGAACCGCCTCGGATTCACGGTATTCGAGTTTCGCCTCTCTCGCTTGTTCCTTGAGGCTCTCATGGCGCTCGATGAGTTCGGAGTAAACCTCCCGGAGTTCCCCTCGCATGCGCTCAACGTCATCCTCCGGCTCGCCGCTATCGGTTGAAACGGGCCGGATCAACCGAGCATCGCCTCCGAGATTAGCGAGGAAACTATACCCGGTTTCCGAGGAGTCGCTCGGTTCACATGAGGTCGCCCGACCCTCCTCATCAACCTTGTAAAAGCGACCGTCATCTCCCTCGATGCGAACCCAATTAGACGACCATGAGTAATTATCCGAAACGCGGGTTTCGATGACCTCCCCGCTCCGCTCTTGCTCGGTACCGCTGGATATCGAGGTATAGCGGAAAACGACCGGCTCACCCTCCTCGAACTCGGTCGGTTCGATGACCGGAGCGAGTTCCTCGGAGCCGCCATCCGTCATAACCTCCGGATCGGAAACCTCCTCCCGAACGAACGGGCGGGAGAGCGCAACGTTTTGAACAACACCCCCGAGTTCGATTTCAGCCACGTATGGCTCTCCCTCGCCCCGGGAGTTCTCGGAGATGCTGGCGTTCTTATGGCAAATCTTGATCGTCTCCTCTCGGAGATTCCGGGGAGATTCGTATCCGCATTCCGGGCATTCGACCTCAAGGGGTTCTTCGGAGCGGGGTTCGAGGCGCTCATCATCGTTCGGGCAAAAGCGGGGGAGCCGCTCCCGACCGCCATCGGTCATAGCCGTTTCGCCGCTCGCCTCGAACTCCTCGATGGCGTTGCGAACCTCCGCATCGGTCGAATCGACCGGCTCGCCAGCGGAAACGGGGTCGGGGTACGTATCGGCGGGAACGATAGCGGTCGGAACCGGCTCGATGGTTGCCCGCGCGGAGAACCATTCGGTTCGGGTACGAACGCCTCCGAACCGAGCAATGCAAACCTCCTTGATGACGGTCGGGAGCGAGCGGGTACGGATGACCTCTCCCGCATGCGTATCGAGAACGCGGCGGAGAACGGGAACCTCATCCTCGTTCGAGGCATCAAGGCTCTCCTCCCCAGCGGGGAGCGAGAACTCGAACCGGCGAGCCTCGAACGGGAGTTCGATTATAAGCCGGAGAATCCCGGTAACGTCGTTGATTTCGGTTGTGAGCGGTTCGACGGAGCCGTGTTCTGTAGAGCGTGCGTACATGCCAATCCCTCGAACGGGCAACGTAACCCGTTGGGTTAACGATTGAACGGCTAACGATATAAAGTTAACGACGAAACAGTTAACATCAAAACGGGAGTGTAGTCAACTCTAAAATATACAGTACAATAATGGGAATCCAACGATGAGTAACGGGCATGCAACGGAGAGAAATCCTCGGATTGGTCGGAGTCGGGGTCCTAGCTGGTTGTCTCTCAGATGATTCGGATGAGAGTGATGCGGCCGTTGATGAGACGGTTGATGATACCGCAACGTATAACCTCGATGTAGAGAGCGGAAATACAATTAGCATCGATATCGAGAACGATTCGGGGTTGTTCGTTGCCGTTAGCCTTGCCGATCCAAGCGATTCGGAGGTGCTGGCTGAGACTGTCGAAAGTGCCGCCGAACTCGAACATGAGGCGGCGGCATCAGGGGCGTACAATCTCATCGTTCAGCCGGATGATGAGGCAACAGTGACAGTTTCAATCGGTTAACTCAACTATTGTTGTATATTCGGCGGGCAACGCCATACGTATCATGCCCGAGGATGCCCTCCTCCTCATCGGCCATCGGAAGATTGTGCTCCCGGGCAACCCCAACGAGCGCGCGGTATGGTGGGTCACCGGAGAATCCGTAATCATCCCGAGCGGCGAGGCATACCTTGAGATACTCCTCATCATCAAGGTTCGAGAGGTTCGGGTTTCGGCATCGCAACTCCCCCTCAATAACAGCAACGAGGCTCAACGGCCCGCCTCCGGAGCCATGAGCGAAACAGTACCATGCGTTTTCGGAGACGTTGACCGCATAGTTGGTTGATTCCGAATCCGGGGATGACGTTCCGCCATGAGCGGGATGCGCTCCGCCGAATCCCTCGCCGGTTGATGCCCCGTTCGCTTTCGGTTCCCCGAACCGCTCAATTGGCTCCGAGAAATACGGGGAACGATTCCCGGCCGAACTATCCAAATCCCGTTGCCGCCGATACCGCTCGGGGTCGAACTCCCGAGTATCCGAACCCATCTCCTCGCCGCAATCCGGGCATTCGAGCGGCCCGTCATCCCCCGGCTCCGGGAGCTCCCGGGTTTGATACGTCCGACCACATGAGGCGCATTCGGTCGTATCCCATTGCTCAACGAGGCGGTCAACCCGCTCTTGAGCCTCGGGAACCTCGGTCCCCGCTCCCTCAATATGCTGGCCCGTTATAGCGCAAAAGCGGCCATGGTCATACAATTCGAGTTGCGGCGGCTCGGTCAACCCCTCGAACGCTGGCGCATCGTACTCCCCCAGCGGCTCAACGAACTTCCCCCGGTCATCGAGAGCCGCTCGAACATATAGATGGATGCCTTTTCCGGAGACGGATACGATGGCATACGTTTCCGGGAACTCATCGAGGATGGATGCCGCCTCGGGAACCAACTCCCCGGTTTCAGGATGGCGAACGTTATCCAAATCGATTTGCATGATGGGGGGTTCCGGCGAGTCGTGCGGGAGGAACATCCCGAGTTTGAGGCTCTTATCCGGAGAATCCTCCGGAAACGGCCATTGCTGTTGAATCTCCGCTCCGAATTGGCTCCATTTCCGGGCCTCCTCGAACGAGGTTTCCGGTCGTTGAGCCGCATCCTCCCCCCAACTAACCGGGTAACAATGGCCGGTTTGCCATGGCGCTCTCGGTCGTTTTCGGCCAGCATCATCGAATGCCCAAACGACCCATATCTCCTTATCCCTCAAGTCGGATGGGTGACGTTGTTCGTTCGAGATGACCTTAACCGCTGGCGGCTCCTCCTCGCCGCTCTCCGACTCCCCAGCGAATTCCGGTTCGGGTTCCGGGCCATCACCCCCGGAGTTCTCCTCCCGCTCGTTGGCGGGTTGCTGGCCGTCTCCCTTGACTCTCTCCCGAGGGTCATCCGAGGAGGGATGAACATCCGGGAATAACCATTTGTACCCGAGCCGATGGGAATCGCAACTCCCGCCTCGGAACAACTCCTCATCAACCCGTTCGGCGGAAACGAGTTCCATTCCGAGAATGCGAACCCGCTCTCCCCCAGCAACATCATCAACGAGGTCGTAAACGGCGAGAACGTAATACCCGCCATGTTCGAGGAGGGTTTCATGGCTCGAATCGGTGATATGCCATCTGCCGCTCGTTCCGTACTCATCGCCATTCTCAACCCATTGTTTGCATGCCTTGACCTCAACCTCATCGCCGGGTTCGAGCGGCTCCGGGGAGGCGGCGGAGGCTTTCGCATCATACGCATCTCGCTCCTCGATGCGGAGGCGGTATCGGAGAGCGGTGGCGACCTCGCTCCATTTCTTAACGTACTCGTTCCGATATCGGACCTCCGGGAGTTCCCGCTTATCAACGAACTCGATATCATTCTTGGTTTCACTTTCGCTCATCGAAACCAGCCTCCTCGGAGCCGCCGGGATTCCCCTCCGGCGCTCGGTTAGTCAACCGCTCCGCATCCAATGCTCTCGATTTCGAGGAGCAATTCCCCGAGCAGAGGAATCGAGCGGAGGCAACCTCGTTATCGGAGTCATCGAGCCATTCGACCGCATCATCCTCGAACGAACCCCATGCCCATACGCTGGTTTTGTCATCTTTCTCGGTTCGCTCCTCCAATTCCCGAAGTTTCCGAGCCATGACCTCATACCCCTCCGCCTCCAACTCGATGAGTTCCTCTCTCGATGCTGTTGCTCCGCATCCGCAATCGGTGAAATGGGGAGAGTCCCAATTCGGATTGAACGGAACGTCATTTTCCCGGAGGTACTCAACGACATCCTCATCCGACCATTCAAGTATCGGATTATGGAACCATGCCCCCATCTTATCATCGTACTCCTCCCGAACGCTCTCCGACCTCGCTGGAGACTCATCCCAGCGGATGCCGGTATAGAAGTGAGCGTTAGCCGATATCGTTGAGAGTTTATCGAATTGCCGGCCCTTGAGCCGATTGAATATCTTGTTATGACTCCTCGGGCCATAGAACCCTTGTTCCTCGGCCAACTCCTCGAAATTCTCATTTGTTCGGAGTTTCCAAAGTGACCAACCGTAATGGTCACAAAGAAGTTCGACATAAATGCGTTGGCTCGAAAGCCCAATCCCGGTATCGAGGTAAATCACAACGGGCCGTTTTTTCCATGCTCCGTAATCTTTCGACCACTCGTTTTCAATGAGGAAATGGGCCATCGCAACCGAATCCATCCCTCCAGAAACGAAAACAAAACGATCTTTCGCTCCGTTGTGTCTTACATTCTTTACCTCGGGGTCATCCTCGATATCGTTGCTCATTCGTTCTCGCCTCCCTTGAGATGGAGGCCGGATAGTTTCGTACCCGAGCATCCGATGAACGCGACCATCCGGCTCATTGGCGACCTCCATCCGAGGCGAGCGCCTCCTTGAGTTCCTCTTTCTCCCGTTCGGTTTTCGGGAGGTAATCGCGGACCCAATCCCATCCGCCCCGGGCAACGATGAGACAGTCGCTGGCCCTTGTGCAACCGACATACCAAAGCCTCGCCTCGTTTTTTGCCTCTCGCTCATCCTTCCGAATCGAGCTCGATACCCGATCCGGAACGCCATCATAGAGTATGACCGTCTCCGCCTCACCGCCTTTGCTGGCATGTATTGTTTGCACTCGGGTATCGAACGTCCCGCGTTTCACCTCGGAGTCATACCGGCGGAGGGCCTTGGCAATGAGCGGCTTGCCGTCATACGAGAGGAGATGTTGCACGGAGTCGGGGCCGTTGGTGAAATACGTCCAAAACTTCGGAGTTGTGTACTCTGCTATCTCGTCCCCCGCCAACCGCGGCTCATTTTTGAGGACCGTGAGGAGATTCTCCTTTGTTTTCCCAGAGATGAGCTCCGCCGGGACCCGATCAAAGAACGTTGACCATTCATCTCCATGCGCCCACACCTCAGATGGAGGGGTCCCCTGTTGCTCCGGTTCATCCCATGGCAAGGAGTTATCCCGGCCGGCATTGATGAGCGGCTGTTGCCCCGTCCGGCCGGCGGGGTGTCGAACACCATCGAGCGCGGCGAGGACGTTGTAAATGGCGAGTCGCTTATCAGACTGGTTCCAACCACCCCCGCCAGATTGCGAACCGAATATGATACCAGCATCCTTGAGCGAGTCGCCAACGTCTCGCTCTTGAGAGCGGGTTCGGACCAGAAACATCGTATCCTCGCCATACCGATCAACAAACGAGGCGGGGGTCCTTCCCCCTTCATACGTTCCATCCGAACCAAGAGGGTCGGAGAGGACCTCCTCAACACTTCCATCGTACCCATCGGGGTCAATCTCCGGCGTTTTCGGTTCGATATCTGGCGGCTCATACTCCGGCCGGAGGGTCTTTCCGGCGTACTCCCAAACGCTCCGAGGAACCCGATACGATTGTGGGAGGAGAATCTCCGGATAATCCAGCGAGGTGTAATAGCTCGGGTCGGCCCCCTTGTAGGAATAGACCACTTGGAGCGGGTCACCGTTAACGATGACAATCTCCGCCTCATCCATCCACCGCCGGCAAATCGAATCCTGCAATGGCGTAAAATCGTGATACTCATCGACAGCAATCACCCTCCGAGGCGGAGTTAACCCCCCATCCCGAACTGCGGTGAGCATATCCTCGAAGTCGGCAATCTCCCGCTCTGCTTTCTCTGCCTCCCACCGCTCGTTAAATTCCGGCATCTCGGGGCGATACTCCCATTTCTCTTGTACTTGAGCGTATTGCGGAGACTTGTGCCATTGCTCGAACGGAATCTCATTCTCAATGCACCAACTTCGAGCGGAGAACATGAGTTCCCCGGGAGTTGATAACACCTCCTCATCGTTGGCCTTGAAGTACGGTACTCCGAACTCCTCTATACAGAACTCATGCATGATACCGCCGATTTGCCTATTGCCCTCCCGAGGAGTTTCGAGGTCGGAGAGCCGATTACAGACAGCATGTAACGTCCCGATGAACCGAGTGTCATGTTTCCATGGCTTTACGCGGGCATCGTAGGTGATTAGCTCCTCTTGATTGAGCCGTTCGAGAAACCGCTCCGCCATCTCTCTCCGATAGGTAACGAAACATATATCTGAGACAGAATAACCGTGTTCCGAGAGGAGGCTCTTGAGCCGCTCCATGGTCTGTGTCGTTTTTCCCGTTCCCGGAGGGCCATGGAGTTTGACCGACTCCGTTGGCGGATACTCCCCACCGCCAACAATCTCGATATCGTTGTTCGTCCCGCTCATCTGGACCGCCTCCATTCAGCAACACAAAAGCGACAGATCGGCCGATACCCCGGCGGCCAAACAGCAACGGGAACCCACTCAAACGCCGGCTCACCATATCCTCCGTCACACATCGGGACCGACTCCTCCCCACCCGGGAGATGCAACCGTTGGTTTGCATCGCAGCTCCCGCCGGATTGCATGAACTCCTCGAACTGGTTGTAAATCGATTCCCGCTCGCTCTCTGTAACGTCCGGAATCTCTTTCTGTCTGGTTGGCCGTGTTTCACTCATGGTTTTGTATAGTGCTATGTGATTTATCCATCGCCTTCTGGCGATTGCTGTTGCTCACTGTTCTCCGTCTCCCCGACCGATTCCGGCGACTCGATGAGTTTCGGCTCGAACTCATCGGCCCGGAGCGGCCAGAAATAGGCCTGATTTCCGCCGAATCGCTTTTCTTCAGAGGTCCCCGCTCTTAAGTTGCGGTTATCCATTTCGAGGCGGAGCGCCTCGGGGGTGATCTCTTGCTCATCGCAGATTCGCTTGATTTCCTCCGAGGCTATCCAGATTACCGATGCCGCCTCTGCCTCCTCGGGAGAGGGAGCATCGATCAATATACCGTTGTTCCGAATCGCATCGCCGGCATTCAGATACGCCTCGGATTTGGCAACCTTCGAGCGCAGCTTTTGGATGGCGGCCGACCGCGGGCCAACAGCATCCGGTTTTGAGACTAACCGACTCTGTTGGAGGTCATGTAGGAGGTTCTCCCAATCTTCTTGTGTCCCCTCGAACCGAGGGAGAACATCAAAGACGCCATTGTATTCTCGCCGGAATTTGGTCGGAGAGTAAAGCGTTTCCGGGTCAACGATAAGCGAGGGGTCGTTATCGAATAAGAATCGATATCGGGCCTCTGCTCCGCTCTCATCGGCAACGAGTTTCTCGATTTTCCGAACCCGCTCCTGCAAGAGCCGGCTAATCTCCGGCCGCTCCGCTCGTTGGCTTTTTTGCTGGCGGAGATGGTTCTCAAGTTGTTTCTCCGTCTCCCCTTTGGTCATGAATCCGACCGACTCGGCAACGATGGCGATTGACTGTCGTTTAAGCATCGGGTCGGGGTCGGCCGATGCAATCCGCTTCAAGAACCCATCCACCGCCTCCATGCGGGAGGAGGCGGCTCCGGGGTTTCCATCATCAATTTCAGCTATCGCCTCTTGGAACTCCGCGTTAGCCTCCTCGAATATCTCAATGGGGTCCGGTTCCTCATCGGCAGGCTCCTCCGCCTCGGAACTCATGCCGACACTCCCGATGAATTAACATCGTTGTTCGTTGAGGGGTCGGACGAGGAACCGCAATCCGGCGTTGTGGCTACGGAATGTAAACGTTTAGTAGAAAGCCGGTGGAGGGATTTGAACCCTCGGCCTATTCCTTACGAAGGAATTGCTCTG